GCCGTTGAAGAACCGGCTGGAATGCAATGATTGCGGTGTTCTGCATGGATTGCCAGATCTGACCCCATGTCATGGGCATAGATTCAAACTTGCTGTTGATGTCATCAGCTGCTGCAAAGATTGCAGCCTTGACCACATCAGCGGACAGTTCACCATCTGCTGCCATTTCACGGATCTGACCAATAGGCACATCCAGATAGTCAGCAATGTTCTGGATCAGGTTCGGTGCTTGCTCAAAGATGCTGTTCAGTTCGTCACCACGAAGCACACCAGAACCCAAAGCCTGGGACAGCTGAAGTTCAGCGTTCGCTGCTTCCTGGGTGGATGCACCTGCAATGGTCATCTGTTTCTGAATCAGGTCTGCAAAGGCAACGACTTCTTCAGAAGAACTGAAAGCGTCCTTTGCGTTGTTGCCGAATCGGGCAACAACATCAGCCATGTCAGAAAAAGAACCTCTTGCGTCCTGGGCTGCTGCATAGACCATGTTGACCAGTTCAGCGGTAGACTGAACACCATCATTCATCATGTCCAGGCGGGATGTGGTCAGGGTCAGCTGGTCAGACATATCCAATGCCTTACCAATAGACTGCGCACTGATATAGGCTGCAACCGCACCCTTGATGGTGTCCATCAGCTTGTCAGCCTGGGACACACCTTCCTGGATGCTCTGGTTGAACTGCCCCTGTTCGTTCGTGTTGTCACGGATGAACCGTTCAGTGTTTCCAACCGTCTGGGACAGCTGCAAATAAGCAGCGTTTGCTGCACTGACATCCATGCTGTCCAGTGCAGTGTTCAGGTCATTCTGGGCATGAATAGCAGCGTCCAACTGGGATCTGATCTGTTCAAGTCCTGCATTGGCTTCATCCGTGCCAAAATTCAGACGGTTGTTCTGGATCTGCTGAAGTTTCTGCGTCACCCACTCCAACCGCTGACCAAGGCTTGTGATGTCCTGTGCAGCACCATCAGGCAGAACGTCCATGCCGGATGCTGTTTGTTCAATGTTGCGCTGGGTTTGGTTCAGTGTGTCCAGTTCAGCATTTGCAGACTGAACTTCTGCATTGAACCGTTCAACCCCGGTAGAAGTAAAAACTTCAAGATCACCCTGCCATTCCACCGGGACGGTGACAGGGGGCTGGTTGGGATCAACCAACGGATCAGGAACATCCGGCTGAATAGGTACATGGACAGGGGGAACATCTGCATGGGGGACTTCCACAGGTGGAACGTCCACAGACGGTGCTGTCATCCCCTGAAGCTGTTCATCCAGTTCCTTTTGTGCTTGTAGTGTCTGGTTGATGGACGTGTTCAGACGGTCAATCTGAAGGATGACCGCTTCTGCATCCAGATCCAGCGGGTTGTTCTGCATAAAATCCAAAGCAGCTTGCATCTGCTGGATTTCAGTGTTGACTTTAGCAATCTTGGATTGTACGTCATCCGGCAGGACATTCACTTCAGCACTCTGGCTGTTGATCCGTTCCTGTATGGACACAATCTGTTGCAGTGCAGCACCTGCAAGATTGATTAAATTCGTGTATTGCTCAACCCCGGACAAGTCAGGTTCCGGGATCTGGGGTTCAGGGATTTCAATGTCAGGTTCAGCTGTCACCACAGGGGTGACAGGGACTGTGATGGAATCAGGAACATCAATTTCAGGCTGTTCCGTTACTTCTGCCATAACAGGCACGGTCAAACCATCAGGGACTGCAATGTCCGGCTGATTCTCAACCACCGGTGTGACAGGCACAGTCACTTCTTCCGGGACATCCAGCTGGGGCTGTTCAGCAACAACCGGTGTGACCGGAACGGTAATATCATCATAGATGATGGGTTCTTGTTCACTTACTTCAGGCGTGACCGGAACAGTGATGCTGTCCGGCACATCAATGGTGGGTTGCTCCACCACAGGGGTGACAGGGACTGTCACAGGGGATTGGGTGCTGATGTCCGCATCCACGGCAGGGGGTGGATTAGCAAGCTGCTGTGGGGGTACTTCCTGCCTGACTGGGGCTTCCACAGATCTGGGAACAGCGGGCTGATCCAGATTGATCACCGGTGCATGAATGTCCTGTAATGCTTCAGCCAGTTCCCTGGCAGCAGCGGTTGCAGAATCAATGTCACTGGCTGCGCTTGCTATTGCGGAAGTATCAACACCGGCATCCATGGTGTGCTGCATCTGTTCCATTCCGCTGACCGCTTCAGAAACAGATGTCATAATACCATCAAGCACAGGACTGAAATTGTCCTGAAGTTCGATGCCTGTTCTGATACTTGACATGAATTATTTTCCTTTCTTCTTGGCTTTACGCTGAAGTTCCTTTTCCTTCTTCTTGTCATTTTCTGCCTTGATGTCAATAGCAGCTATGACAAAGGCTTTTTCAGCTTCTTCCATAGCCAAAAACTGTGACGGTAAAATGTGCAGCTTATGCAAACAGTAGTAAGCATAGGTTGCTTCAGCATCACCGTCATTTATCAGTTTTTTGCTTCATCCACCTTATCTTCCAGGGTCTTGGTGAAGCCCTGGAACTTCTGAACCCAGACGCACAGATCCTGGTATTCACCAGCGTCATCCACCAGGGCAAACAGCAGATCTTCAGGGGTCTTGACACCGTAGCTGTCCTGAAGTTCTGCATCATACAGATCCGGGCAGACGGTGGAAGCAACGATCATCTGGGTCAGGTACTTGGAAGTGTTCAGTTTGGGACGGTACATGTTCGGCTTGCCGGTGATCTGAACATCCACCGTGCAGCCCTCACGCATCTGCTCGTTCTGCTTGGAAGTGATGTGCTTGAACTCCCAGGGGATGGGGTTGCCCTTCTCATCCAGCAGGGATGCAGTAGGTGCGTAGAACTCATTGGTTTTGACAGCCTTGTTCGGCTTCATAAATCTTGCGAATTTAGACATTTTGATTCATCCTTTCAAAGTTATTCAAGCACAAGGAAAACACCCTTATATGGGCTTATATGAAGCTATATAAGGGTGTTTATGTACTTGTTAGGTTGTCGGTTGCTTAGAAACCATCCAGTTCAGTGAAACCTTCCGGGATGCTGAAGTCATCAAACGTGCCTTCAATCGGTTCATCCAGGGATTCACCGTCTGCGTCAGCATCGAACTTGGACAGGACACCACCGTCAGTCAGACAGTCATAGAAGATCACAGTCTGACGCTTGGCATCAGAAGCCGGGTCATCATTGGTGATCTGAACTTCAAAGTAGGTGTCAACACCGGTGTTCTTGAAGTCAGCCATCAGCTGACGCATGACAGTAGTGTTGTAGTGCATGGTTCCGCTGAAGGTTCCTTCCATGCCGTAGGACTTGTGACCAGCCATGACAGCACCCAGGCGGGAAACCTTGCCCTTGGTCTTGTCAATGGTGAACTCCACATCAATCATCTGCATGAAGTTGTAGCGTCTGCCATTGATGGTCACATAGCATTCAGCCAGACGTGCAGAAATTGCATCCTTGGCTTTCATGATGGTAATATTACCCATGATTTACTTACCTTCCTTTCTTCAAATTTAGGACACCACGGTGGTCATGTACAGCTTGCCCATAGCATTGACCACAGTGACAGCATCCTGAACGGCAACAGCCTTTTTGCTGTCACCCTGGCTGACCACCACATCACCATCTTCAAAGCCCTCAATGGCACGAATGGTCAGAAGCTGCTGGTGATGCTTCACGATGTCAGACCACAGGGAAATGCGTCCGGCTTCATCATTCGGAACGCTGCCCAGGTACTTGGTTGCAAACAGGACAGCAATGTCATTGCCGATCTGGTCAATGACACGGATGGTCTGGTTGTCACAGAAGATTGCACCCTCAGTGTCAGACACAGTGACCTTGGTGTTGATGTCATCCAGAATGCGGACATCACCGTTGACGTTGTGGAACGTGAACTCACCGGACTGAATAGCCTTGGTCAGATCAGACTGATTGTAGTCCACACCCACGGTGTATTCACCATCATACTGCTTGTTCTGAAGGGACTTATTCACAGCACAGCCAGCCTGTGCGCCAGTAACCCAGTAGACCAGATCAGCCTTGGACGCACCGTCCAGGGCTTCATTCTTGACGCTGATCACGCCCATGTAGTCTGCGGACTGGTAGTCATGCAGAACCAGCTGGAACTTGACACCAACGTCATCACGCATACGCTTCACGAAGGAAGCCATCAGACCCTTGACAGTCTTTTCCGTAGTGACCACGCCCATGGTGTTGAACCGATAGGATTCAATCTTATCCAGATAGTCCTGATATGCGCTGCCGGAAACCGTGCCAGTAGTGCCACCGGTCAGCGGGGTGGATGCAGTAACCAGAAGGCTTGCATCCTTCTTGAAGGTCACATAGTCGTTATCCTTCAGATCAGCAGCAGCGGAAACGGTCTGCATATCCACGGCACTGGTGTCCATGTAGGTGTAGCAGTCGAACATGGAAGAATCATCCACGTTTGCCTGAATCACGATCTTCAGGGCATTGCCACGGATGCCGGGATATTTTGCGGTTGCAAAGTTACAAGCTGCCTTAGTGCCACCGGTGTTCAGCTTGTAGGCATACAGGGTCTTTGCGTACTTGAACAGATCACGCAAACCCTTCATCTTGTCATGGGTGTAAGGATAACCGAAGAACTTCATACTGTTCTTCTGGAAGTCACCAACAGTGACTTCAAAGATCTGACCTTCAACGCCCCAGTCCAGTTCAAGGGGCATAGTCACAACGCCACGGTCAGAAAGCGTTGCGCTGGCAGATGCCACGGACACAAAGTTGATGTATGCGCCCGGAAGCACCTTGTTCTGAGTGATAAAAGAACCACCGCCAAGTGCCATTATTCGTCACCTTTCCTTTCTTTGTTTTCGGTGAAGTCACCAGTGTCAAAGTCCTGAATCATCTTGTCCACCTGACTGAAGGTGTACTTCTGCCCATCATCCAAAAGGGCATTGACCAGATCCTTTCTGCCGGAATACTTCTTGCAGCCGACAAGCTGCGCTTTCTCAAAAGTGGGTTCAGTCATCGTCTGAACCTTTACTTCATCAGAACCAGTGGGTGCAACAGGGGTTGCAACCTTCTTCTGTGCCATATTCAGTCACTTCCTTTCTTCACGGTTTGTTTCAGATCCATGGTCTGCATGGGGTCACAACTTTCAACCTTGCGGATGAAAAATTCATAGTCCACAAAGAAGTTCAGCACCCCATCAACCACTTCATAGTGCATATTGCTTCCACGGATGGGTCTGTCATCACCTTTGCAGGTGATCCACTCCACAATCCAGTTCAGCTGTTCCCCAATGGAATTGCATTCCGTCTGATAGGCTTCAGACTTGGGAAAATACTGAATCAGAATATGAACGTGTTGCAGATACCGCTTCCCCAGAAACAGGCTTGTGGATGGGTTGATTGACTGCACAAAAAAAGCAGGTTCACGAAGATCCTGCTTGATTTCTTCATTGTAGATTTCATAGGCATCCGATTCAGCATTGAACGCTGTGTCCAACGCTTTCACGATTGCACTTACAATTTCATTGATCATTTCACCAACCCTTCCATGTATTTTTTGACTTTACGTTCCAGCACCTTGGGTGTGATTTCCTGAAGTTCCTGTTCTGAAATGGTCATCATGAACACACCAGGAACCCAACCCTTGTGATTGGCTGTCCTGTGTCCGTATTCCACATGACTGGCATACTCAACCGGGTTCACAATTTCAATGACATAGGTGTCACCAGAATGATGGACAGTCAGGGAATCCGCATAAGCTGACGCTGATGCACGTTTTTCACCTGTCCAACCACGTCTTAGGGTTCCACCCTTCTTGCCGGAACTCTTGGGATAATCACCAACCGGTGTGCGCTTGATGACCTTTGCCAGCAACCTTGCTGCCAGTTCCTTTGCACAAGATTCCACAAATGCATCCGGGTCTTTCATGGACTTCAGCTTCTTTTCAAAGTCCTTCAGTTCCCGGAAGTTGAATTTTCCCATCTTGCCCATTACGCAAACTTTTCAAACAGATCCAGCAGGATTTCCTGATGGGTGTCATAGACAGTGGCTTTTCCGCTATGGGTGTACATAGCAGTGACCCCCGCCTGTGTCACCGTGATCTTGGAACCTGCCTTGATCTGGATGTCCGGTGCAATGAACAGCTTGACGGTCTGTGAAACCTGTGCAGCAGAAACGGTCTGGGCAGCTGCTGCATCCTTTTCCTTTGACAGATGACAGGGCTGATTTTCCAAAAGGATCACTTCACCCTGCGTTGTCAATCCTGATTCCTTGTCCTTGACCTTGCCCCACTCAGACACCGTTGCAGTGCCATCATAGTGGTATTTCTCAAATGCTGACCGGGCTGCTTTTCGTGCAGCCTGAACCGTGGCGTTCACCACTTCACCCTTCTGTGGGAATGCAGTTCATGCTTCCCATAGGTCATCAGATAGCTGATGAAACTGTTCAGCTTCTGTTCGTCAGTCTGCGAACCCTCACCGGTTGCAAACACCGTGGTGGTGTCACCGGTGGTGATCTGCTTGACTGCAAGGTCAAGATTCAGGTTGGTCAGGTCATCAGGTGCAAAGGTCTTTTTATGCTGAAGGAAGTCACCCACAGCATAATCAGCAGTGACATACTGCAAGGAACTGGGAATGTCATCAGGACAGCGTGGAAAATTGCAGAACGTGCAGACATACTGGGCAGCACGTCCGGTCACATAGGACAGGATCTTCTGATCCGCTTCAGTGACCGTATAGCCGAAGGTCAGCAACCGCATTTCCACCAGACTGTTCAGTTCTTCAATGGTCATGCGATTCACCAGCCTTTCACTTAGCCGATCTTGTGCTTGAACGCCACCATGCGGATCTGCTTAGGTTCATAGACCATCTTCCAGTTCTTGGCGTTAGCAAGCTCTGCTTCCGTGGGGGTTTCCACATGCTCACGCGCCAGATTCTGCCATGCAATACCACGGGGGTGCATGATGAAGGTTCTGCGGTTGATCAGGAAGTCCACGCCAGAACCCTTCTTCTTGTCACGGTCAACCTCAGTCGGGATAAAACCAACAGGGTTGCCGTTGCCGTAGGCAAGCGCACCCTGACCGAACAGGTAGGTGGTATAGACACCACCCGCAACCGGGCAACCGTCATCCACGATGACACGCCGACCCTGATAGGTGTCGAACTCCACAGAAGTGCTGTCACGCTCAGTCTGAATCAGGTTCTGCTTCTTCAGATATGCCTTGGTTGCGCTGTGCATAGCAACAGCGGTCAGCTGGGACTGAGCATCACCCAGCAGCTGGCAAGCATCAATGAATGCCGATGCAGAAATGTTCTTTGCAGCAGCACTAGACATGGTGGTGATGTCCAGGATGTGGTCAGCCAGCGGGGTCTTGTAGTCGTGACTGTCAGAAGAACCATTGTCATAAGTGCCAAAGACACCGGACAGGATCTTGATCAGAATGCGCTGGTTCTCACGGCTCCAATAACCAGCAACCAGGTTGCCGATTGCAGCCATAGGATCAGCACCAGCCAGGGCAGCAGACAGATCAGTTGCAGACCACATTGCAGCCTTGCGGATGGTGGTGGACACATCCTTGTTGCTGGTGATCTTCTTGGCGGTCAGATCCTCACCTTCCAGAATGTCCTCAGAATCACCGTGCAGATCCTCAAAGAACGGCATATTGTGGACAGGTGCTGCTTCAGAAGCCAGCTTGTCAAATTCGGGGTTGTTGGTGATGATGCCGGACTGGAACAGTGCAGACAGTTCCATGGTCTTGTTAATCACATACGGATTGAACAGTTCAGGCACGATCACATCAGAAAGAGTAGTACCGTTTGCCATATTGTAATTTCCTTCCTTTCATGGTTTTTAGATAGGCAACGTGACACCGGCAGCAGCTGCAAGCTGTTTTGCCTGTGCCGGATCGGATTTCAGGATCTTTCCCTGTTCAGTAAGGTTGAAAGATTCCTTCTTCCAGGGATTGGTCACACCACCGGCAGATCCTGCGCCACCGGCAGCGGGGTTATACCCACCCTGTCCATTGGTCTTGAACAGATGGGGTGCGGATTCCTTCAGGGGCTTCAGAACATCGTCCACACCAACAGGGGAACCATCCTTGTCAAAGGTGAACTTGTCCAGACCGCCCTGCTTATAGATCAGGTAGTCCGGGTCAATGGCTCCCGCTTCCGTCAGCTTGGCTTTCAGGGCATAGGTCTTTGCCGTTTTCACCTGATCAGCCTGAAGGGTCTTGATCTGATCTTCATACGCCTTGATCTTCTTCTGAAGTTCCTCATTGTCACCAGCATCCTTCTTCAAGGTTGTGATGGTGTCCGTTGCGGTTTTCAGTTCAGTGACCTTGGCATTGAAGTCATCCTTGGGAACTGCGTATTTGGGGAACTCAGTTTTCACAGTGTTCATGACCGCTGTGACATCCAGCTTTCCATCAGTAACGGCAGCACCTTCCAAAATTGTTTGTAACCATTCCAACATTTTTGATTTTCCTTTCTTTTTCCTTTTTATTCAGGGTGGTTCCTGTTAAAGAAGGATGCCAGTTTATTCACATAGCGGTGTATTTTGTCGGACTGAACAGTTTAATGCCGTGTTCAGGGCAATAAAAAAGCACCCGAAGGTGCTTAGTTATCAATGCTTGTAGTCCTCAATGACCGTGATGCCGTATTCCACAGCACAGGTGTTTTCAATCCTGCAACCACGATACTTTTCCCAGTCCTTGGCGAAATACACCACATCAGCGGTTGCCAGCAGTTCCAGGGACTTTGCCAGGAACCACAGCGGTTTAGCGTCATGCGGTGCGTCCTGGAAGAAGGAATCAATGACTTCCACGTCCTCACCAAGCAGATTCTTTGCAGACTGGATTGCCTGTTCACGAACTGCCAGGATTTCAGCGTCAGTCTTGTCCTTCATGGGCTGACTGATGAACAGCTTCTTCATTCCGGTTCACTCCTTTCCTGATTTTTGGGTAAAAAGAAAGCACCCATTTCTGGGTGCTTGCAGCATATTTAGTTCACAGGGGTTGCTTTCAGGAACGCCAGGTGTGCTGGTGGAAAGTATTCATCCAGCTGACCGGTTTCCTTATTCACTCCAATGGGGGACAGATCAACGTCATTGGTATACCCGAAGATGAAGTATTCACCATCATCTAGCACGTTCCCGATTTCCAGACCGGAATCCTTCAGTTCCAGTTCAACCATGTCCATTGCCTTTTCAAAAGTGATCATTCTGTTCACCCCTTTCACTTGGGAAGTTCATAGTCACAACAATCCTGAATCAGATCAGAAAATTCCTTGTCATCAATACGCAACAGGTGTGTCTGGTTGACCTTTGCGGACTGGAAATAATATCCCACGTCCGCTGCACCACTCTGGGGATCCATGAATACGATGTCACCGGCATGGTTTTCAGCTATGAAAACATGACCACCTGCGCCACCTCTCCATTGTACTCTAACAATGGCTCTTGCACCGTCACCCCAGGACTGCATCTGACTGATGACCTTGTTCTGGACACCTTCAGCTGTTCTGCTGAAGCACTGAACCAGTGAATCCCGACCATTGACATAGACATTCGCCCAACCACGATCATTCATCATGTAGGGCAAGGTGTCATTCCTCAGCAGCCGTGCATGGGCTGTGACATCATAACCCCTTCTTCTGGCTTCATAAGCATTGACACACCGCTGACAGTTGTGAGTGTAGTATGTGTCACGCTTCTGTCTGGATTCAGCATACTTTGGGTTGGTTGCCTTGATGTCATCCAGTGCAGAATGAACACCTTCAATGACTGGGTATCTGTCCAGGATCTTCTGAACTGCCGGATCAGAAGCTGGTTGTGCCTTGCTTCTGTCCTGTACCTTCATTGTACCACTTTGCACCGGGTCTTGAACAGGCTGAACTGGTTCAATCTCTGTTTTATTTTCCTGAACAAAGGCTTTTTCCCAGTCAGCATATTTCATGTTGGCTGGTACATAGTAGGTTTTCCCATCTGTACCCCTTGCAGCACGTTCACCCACGTCAAATTCATCATCGAAGTGGGGGACGGTTGTAGTTCTGCACCATGGGTGGAAAGGCGGTGCTGTGACACCAACCTTCCATTCTGACATCTTGAACACCTTTCCGTCCATCATCCGGCAGATCTCAGAAGTCCTGCTGTCCAGCGTTGCCACAATTTCATATTGTTCAACGTCCAGTTCCTTGAAGCAGTCGTTCTGGGCTTCAGAAGCAAAATAGGCTTCTTCCGTCATGACCAATCGTCCTGCATTGGCTTTTGATACGCCCAGGCGGTGGGAAATGGTGTCAATAGCTTTTTGTGGATCCTGACCCAGTACAATGTTCTGTGTCAGGGTGCTGTCCAGTTCAGACAGCAGCTTCTGCTTGTCCGACCATATACGGTCAGAAAAGTTTGCACCATCAACAGCCCAGGGCTTATTGATGATCTTGCTGATGGTCTTGCTGTCCAGTGTGGCAAAATCCCAACCAACGCCCACACCCCTGTGAATCTCAAAGGCGGTGCGGTAGTATGCGGATCTGTACACATCGGACATTACCTGATCAAAAACATCCTTCTGACCACCAAACAGGACTTCAATGTCCTGCTGGCACTGGATCTTCAGGGCTTCCAACCGGCTGATATGGAACCGGGCTGAAGCGTTTTCCAACTGTTTCACCCAGGTTCCATTGATTGCATTTTCCTGACCATATCGGATGTACTGGTTCACATCCCACTTAAATTCTTCCAGATCTTTCCCGGACAGCCATTTCTGGGCTTCCTGAAGGGTGATGCCGTTGTTGTCAGCAAAACGCTGATACCACACAGCAATCTTCCGTTCAATCTCCCTTTCTGCTGTCCTATATTTTCGGTCAATCTCTGAAAAAGCTGCTGCACCCCGGTCATGCTGTGACTGTTCCAGCAGATTGAACCGTTTTGCCCAGTATTCAGGGGTTTTCATCAGCTGTCAACCTTCTTGGGGTCAGCACCAGGATCATCCGGGTCATCAGGATCATCAGGATCCTGTTTCTGCTTCAGCTGCTGATTCCCAAACGGATCATAAAGCTGTTTCTGTTCAGCCTGTACAGCAGCCTTTTCTTCCTTCAGCTTGTCAAGTTCATCCTGAACATTCTCAACCCACGGATGATTGCGGACAATGGTTTCCTGACTGATGATGCCGGTGGACTGCTGTGCAATCTGGGACATTTCCTGATCATTCTGCACCATGGTTCTGATCCAGGTCTGAAGAACCACGTCATCCTTGATGGTGATCCCCAGCACCCGGCAGACGCACCGGATGAACCGACCAAAGGACGGTTTGAACTCTGTTTCCATCAGACCGGACTTCAGTTCCAGCAGCGAATACAGGAACTTCAGTGCCACACCGGAAGAATTGCCAAAGTTCTGGGGATCCGGGTCAATGCCCATACCCTGTTCAAAGATGCACTTCCTGGTGATGGTCAGAAGTTTTTCCCTGGCTTCAACAGGCAGGTCAATGGTCAAGGTGGAAACACCGGACTTGTCACCGTCCCCATCGTTTTCCACCTTGATGGTCTTGTAATACTTCAGATCAGACAGAAATTCATTCAGATCTGCACCGCCGTAGTTGGTCAGCACGAAGATCACTTCCTGAATATCTTCCAGGTCATTGACAAAACCGCTGAACACCTTGCAGTAGACATCAATCAGGGGTTTGATGTTCTTCAGGTCATCCGTGTGGACGTTGTTGTTGTCGAATGCAAAGAACGGAACTTCACCCATGCCGTGCTGATAGGTGTTCACTTGCGTGGACTTCCCACCTTCCATCAGGATGAAGTTGCAGTAAGGTTCCAGACCGTCCATGATAGTCCGTCCGGCAGGAACCTTGTAGGTTTCACACTCTTTGTCATTCCACAATTCATAGACATCAAATTCAGATCCTTCATCATCAATGTCATGATAGATCCGAAGAACACCCATCAGCTTCCGGTCAAGGGACTTTGACCAGATGGGCTGAATCTGTTCAGACGGAACAACTGCATAGTGAATTGCGCCATCTTCAGCAGACTTCCACACATGAATCCAGCCGGTTTTCTTGTTTGACGCTTCCACACACAGGTCTTTGCATACCTTGGGATACTTGTCACCCAGGAACGCATTCAGTGCCTTGTTGGAAGCATCAGATCCAATGTCAATCATCGGGGGAACCGTGAACATGTAGGATGCTTTCTGATTGACCAGCAGCCCATGAAAATTGAAGGGGATCCGGTTGTCAGCGTTCCGCATGGGGGAAGCAATGTCATGGGTGACAAGTTCACCGCTGGCATCCATTTCAGCCTTTTCCCTGGACTTCTTGGGTTCAAACATGATGTCCGTTTCGTTCTTGTAGTATCTTTCAGCCATCATTGCTTCCTTCAGGTACACGGCATGTACATCTGCATAAGCATTGATGACCTTTTTCACATTTTCTAAATCCATAATCAATCACCTACTTCATGACAGACAAGCCGTTCGGCTTTCTGATAATCGTATAGCCAAAGTATCTGATACTGTCCATTGCGTGGTCAAACACCTTGACCGGTTTGTCCTCTCCATGCTCAGATGCTTTTGCATCCCAGACATAGGACGAAAATTCCCGAAGGGTCATCTTGCATTCAGAACTGAACTTCACTGAACAGTTCATCAGCAAGGATGCAAAGAACCGGATGCCATCAAGGACATCATTCTTTGCTTTCTTGATGCTGAACTTGCGCTTCTTCAGTTCAGCAATAAAAGAAGCAGCCGAAGGGTCAACCACAATCTTCTGCGGTTTGATACCATCCAGCCACTTTTCCAGATCGTCTGCATATTCGGTATCTGTTTTCTGAACAGCTGCATCCCTGCCGGAATAGTAATATTCCCGGATGCAGTACCACACACCATCAATCCCCTTGCCCCACAGATGAAAGACTGTGGCGTTCTGTGTACCGTAGTCACAGGAAACGTAGTAGGAATTGGTCTGAATCGCCGGTATGTCAGCCGGATCCACAACATGCTTGTCCAGATCGAACATGTCATAGATGACACCTTCAGCCATCACCCACAGACCCAAGATGTAACGCTTGAAGAACACACCGCTGTACATGTTGCGGTATCGGTTCTTGATCTTCTCAGACAAGGAAGGGTTGTCATCCATGGTGAAGTGCAGGTGCAGCAGGTTCTTTTCATCAGCCTTGTCCAGCCAGTTCAGTTTGAACCAGTGGTATGGTGATTCAGGGTTACAGTTGAACCAGAACTTTGAACCATCCACAGAACAGCGTCCAGTTGCCTGGTTCACAAAGGATTCAGGCATCAGGGCAACTTCATCAAAGAAAGCACCAGCTGCTGTGATACCCTGGACAAGATCCTGTGATGCTTCATCCTTGCCACCGAAAACGTAATAATAGTTTTCCTTGCCGTTCTTGCGGATGGTCAGATAATTGTCAGACCGGTGATCTTCCACCACATAGCCCAAAGATGCAATCATCTTCTTCAGCGGGGTGATCACGTTTCTTCTGCAAGATCCAACCGTCTTGCCAGCAATGATGAAGTTTTCACCGTCAAAGTTTTCCATTGACCAGGTGATGTAGGTCATGGACATGCACATGGTTTTGCCTGAACGGATAGCACCATCAGCAATGATGCCGTCATGATCCCGGACTTTTTCAGCCAACCACCACGTTTGCACCATCAGCTGCTTTCTTGATGGTGGAATGAACTTGAACGGTTTAGTCCTTCTCTTCCTCATTCGTCCACACCTTTGCAGCCAGGTCTTTCAGGGCATCCACATAGGAAGTATCAACATCTTCCGGTTCATCACCGGCAGACTTCATCTTCAGAACAGCTATCCGGGCTTTCTGTTCCTCTGTGGCAATGTCCATGTGTTCAGCCAGCCATTCAAGGGCTTTCATTCTGTCTGCCAGCTTGATGGATGCACCGTTCTTTCCGTTCTTGACCTCAGTGATCAGTGTTCCATCAATGCTGTCAGATTCCTTGAAGCGGACGGTGTTGACCTTCTGCTTCAGGGGTGCTTTCTTTCCAGTGACAGGATCTTCAACCTGAACCAGACCGAACTGACCAATGACATATTCTTCTTCCTGACCGAACTGCACAAAGTCAGTGATGTCAGCAAAGGCAATGTCCATGTATTTCTGAAAGATGTCATGTTCATCCAGCAGTTCACGGTTCAGCCTGGACTGCTTCAAACTCTGGATTTCTGTTCTTATATCAACAAATGTCAACATCCTGGAACCGCTTTTTACAGCCGCTTCATAGCTGCAACCGTAGGCTTTTTGATACGCCTTGGTTGCATTGAAGCAGCGCACATAATACAGACAGAAAAGCCTTTGTTTATCAGTCAATTCAGGGTTTTCAGTCACAGATGCAATATCATGTTTGACACGCTGCACCTTTTTCTTTTCCGAACGCTCACTATTAACCGAACGCTCGTTTTCTTTCCGAACATCCGAACAGTCAGCAGACTGATCCCATTTGTATGTACTTTTCCAGCGTCTGATTGTCCCCTGGGGAACATCAAGCTGTTCTGCAATATCCTTCAGCAGAATCCCTTGTTCATATAGCTTCCGGGCAACTTCTGCTTTTGCATTCTTTGCCCTTGGCAAGAAATTCACATCCTTTCAGAAATTCACAACAAAAAGTCCCTGAAAGATCGGAGTAGGAACCTTTCAGGGACACGGAAATGTCATATCAAATTTTTCACGATACTATTATAGCACAGGTCATTGTAAGATTGTGTATGTTCTTTCAAAGTCCTGCAATGCGTGACCGTGCAGCGCACGAACATAAGGGTATGTATAGCCCATTTCAACGGCTATGACCTCTAAACCCTTATATTCAACATACCGTTTGAACAGCACCTGAACATAATTCACATCCTTCAGTGCCTGGATCTGATTGATGATCTGGTTCTTCAGGTCAACGAACTGATCAATCTGCTGATCAACTTCTTCTTCAAGTGACAGATACCTGATTACAGCATTAGACATAGAATCCCCGGAAGCAGAAGTCTGCACCCTGTCCTTAGAATAATCTAAAGCACCTGTTGCCTGTGCCATCTGCCGAAGATCCCCCACTTGCTTCAGCTTCTGGTCAATCTTCACATCAAGCAGCTTCAGCTGCTGCAAATACTCTTTAGCTTTCATCTGCTATCACCTCATTCTAAAATTTTTATAAGGTTACGGTTTCGGTTACGCATGGTTACAGTTCAATCAAAATAAACGTAACCCTAAAAACACTTGATGGACACTAGGTTTTCTTCTGAAAAAGTTACGGTTCTACAGTTACGGTTCACACTCTATTACTATATATTTTCTTTTTTCTACTTATTTAGATATATAAAAATATATTTATAAAAGAAATTAAATTTAACCGTAACTAACCGTAACCGTTAGTGTTTATAAGGATTTCAACCGTAACCGTTAAGCGTAACTTAACCGTAACCAACCGTAACTACTCCACCAACAACCACTAATCTACATCACCGGTGTCCGGTTCTGACCTGAACACCACAACCATGGATGGAAATGGGGCAGGGTTTTTGGAATCACCAAACTTCAACCGACCACGAATGAAGCGGACTTCATGTTTCTGGTAGATGTAGTCATGAAACCATCTGGTGTCTGTCCGTGCTGGAATAAGCATGACAACCAGTGTGTGTGTGTGCAACTGAATCAAATGCTTTATGCACCCAGTCACCAATGCAACGCCCATAGGGTGGATTGCAGAAAACACGTTCACCTTCCCAGGACTGAATCAGTCCATCCTGTTCCTTGGTGAAATACCGATCACACTTGTGGTTCTGGGCATCAGCGCACGGATCCAGCGTGAAGTGAAATTCTTTGTTCAGCTGGTCAAAGAACGCCTGTGGTGTTGCCCATTGATCTGTGACGCTGCTGAACATCAATTCCGTGTTCATCCAGTTCACCGTCCTTTCAGTGCTGACCACAGTTCATGAAGGGCAAACTTCAGACAGACCTTGCAGTTCTTCAGACGCTGGATCCGTCTGTTCTTCCGTTCCTGCTTCAGAAGCCACTTCCGCTGATGTTCCAGTGCCCAGTTCCTGCACCACTCAGCTTGTGCTTCATCTTCCATCCGGTCAAGTTCCTTCTGGTCAATCATGCGGATCACCATCTTTCTGGTCAGCAGCAGGGTCAGACTTCTTTTTGTCCGGCTTCACACCGGGCTTCTTATTTTCAGCCTTGGCATTCTGAAGCAGCATGGACAGGGCAAACAATGGATTCTGCATAGGCTGAATGCTTTCTTCCTTCATCAGAATCATAGTGACTGCCGTTGCAGTCTGTACGGCAAAAGTGGGATCCTGAAACTGATTCAACACCAGTTCATAGGACTTCAGATAGATGTTCACTGCCGTGGCAATGTTTTTATCAGTGATCATTTTTTACCATCCTTTCTTTTAGTCAACCGCTTCAATTTCAAGCTGAACCTTTTCCATTGGAACGGTGGGGTTGTGCTTATGATATACCCACTTTGCACGGTTGGAAGCGTCATCCACGCTGACAGCATCCACAACCAACACGGTTTCTTTCGGAAAACCATCTGCACCCAGGTTGACCAGATACCGCTTCTTATTGGCTTCTTCCAGACGTTCTGCCCACCGTTTCATTTTGGCTTCACCAATGTCCCCAATTTCATCCATCAGGGAATCAAAATCCACATCAAACGCTTCAGCAAAGACGGTCAGACAAACCAGAACGTCAGCAAATTCTTCCGTCAGGTTATCAGAACATTCGCTCACGCTCTTGGGTGTGGGGTTCTTCTTGTCAATCGCACGGCGCAACTTCAGTGCAGCCTGTACCAGTTCAGCACCTTCTTCTGCCATCTGTGCCAGAATTTCAGAAGGGGTCAGGTATTCGGTCACTTTGCGTTCATAATCCATAATTCAGTTCCTTTCATCCGTTAAACGGATCAACCACATATAGAACCGAAACTTCCACCCACGGCACAAAATGTGGTGTTTCGCCTTGGTGCGGAAGTGCCGGTTCAGCTTCTTCTGAAGGGATGTCATCTGTACACCCTGCCGGTTCGCTTGTCCTTCAGCTGAACACGTTCATTCAGTTCAAAACCAGCTGCCCGGATGATGAATTTCAGCACACCAACCAGTTCAAACGCCCGCTTGTCAGCGTCATCTTCTTCCCTGACAACCTTCTTCATGCCGTTGTAGGCAGTCAGATCAGCATACCCTTCAGCGTTCTTTCTAGGGTCTTTGACCACATCAGTCACTTTCCTTTCTACTTTTCCACATTTTCCACAATTCCATTGTGGAAAGTTGTTCTACATTGTGGGTATAAAAATCATGCTTTCACAAATAGCTTTTTGCTTTGACCATTTATCTTCACGACCTTAACTATAAAACCCAACCGCTTATTGATCTGCTTGCTGAACACAATGTTAGACATGGGGGTCAGGGAATTGTCAGCACAGAACACCTGGTAACGCTTATAGACATCTGCTGTCAGCTGATTTTCAATCATGTCCAGACCCTGATCTTCAATGAAGCCAGCAATGGGGTTGTTTTCTTCCTCATACTCTTTGATCTCACGGTCAACACGTTCAGACTGGGTGAAGTGGTTCTGTTGGATGACACGCCGAAGTCCTTCAATGCCCACCCGGATCAGGTATTCAATGGAACCCTGTTCCACCAGCTTATACTTGATATAGGGGTCAAAGTCAGGATCTGCCACACTGAAGGTTGCATTGAAGGGAATGATGACCAAACGCCGGAGAACAGCACCGGTCTTGTCCTTCATGCGGGGGATGTCATTTGCACTGAACAACATCTTGATGTAGGGGTTGAACTCAAAAGGATCTTGCCCCTTCCGTTCTGCCTTGATACGGTTGCCGGTGACAATCTTCTTGAACGTGGACACCTGTGTTCCTGACAAAAAATCATCACCAATATCATCACCCAGGTTTGCCAGTTTACCAAACATCATTGACGTGCTGAACCTGTCACCCAGTTCCTTCAGATCCAGTGCGCTGATATTTTCGTCACCCAGCATGTACTTGATGACATCCAGGAAGGTAGACTTGCCGTTTGACTTATCACCTGTCAGGATGAAAGCTTTGCCTAACTCATTTCTGCGATAGAAGCAGTAACCAATACATTCCTGAAGCAGTGCCACAATGGACGGATCATCACAGGCAAGTTTGTTCAGTGTGCGTTCAGCAAGTTCAGACTGTGCATCCGGTATGTAGTCCCAGGGGATCCGGTTGGTGATCACATATTCCGGGCTGTACGGAAGCAGCGTATCCGTCACCAGGTCATAGATACCATTCTTGAAAGCAATATACCTGGCATCAGATGGGGTGACTTCCTCTGCAATCAGTTCCATGTAGTCAAGAACTTCCCTGCGCTGTGTTTTCTTCAGGTTCGGGATCATGTCAATCATGGTCTGTTCAATGTGTTTATAACCGTTGATGTAGATACCATCCTGATAGATGTGCAGCTGACTGTTGATCTTCACCACATGACTGTTGTTCTTCAGGTAAGTTGCAAACTTATCAAACAGGAATGTTGACCCAAGGAAGAACACAGGCTTCTGGAATGCTTCATCCCTCAGAATGACTTCCAGTTCTGCTGCATCCAGCGGATCCTTCATGACATACTGGTTCAGGATTCTGATACATTCCCGGCAATCATCCACGCTGAAGTCATTTGCCTGTAATGTCAGGATGTAGTTGAACAGTGCCTGATTCCTTCCATCACCGGCAGACATGTCCAGGAAGTCAGCTGCTGCCTTGACAGGCTGCAACCACTTTGGAAGTTCATCATACTTTTCCCCAGGCTCAATATCCCATTCTACAAACCGTTCTTCACCGTTGACCTTCAGAACTTCATAAGACAGCTTAGATCCAACCTTGATGTCAGCAGTCAAGCCAACAGCAAGCGGAACGTGTGTCCGGTTCCGATCAACTGTGTGATTCTTGAACAGGAAGTGCTTCCCCCTGGATGTCTGTACCACCTTGCAGTTCAGCTGAAGGGCTTCCACAATGTTCATCAGGATTTCAGCTTGATCACCGTCATCCAGATCCACCAAGATGGTGTCATTGGCAAGCACACCACCATAACCGGGACGGTCTTTGACTTCATCAAGAGTTTTCCAGGTGGTTCTGTTCTTCAGCTTTTCAATACTTGCTTTGCCCTTTGTTTCAACATATCCTTTGTAAAGCATGACAGCCCCCCCCTTACTTCAAAAGTTCAAGCACCTGATCCAAAAATGCCTTGTCTTTCATGCGCTTGTTGTTTTCAGATATTTCAGACCGCTTCATCCGTTCAAGCACCTTCAGATCTTCCTTGCCAACCTGAACACGGTCATTCATCCGTTCCCAGTCAGGGTTCAGTTCACCGAAGGTAATAAACTTCTTCAGACGGTCACGGTCTGCCTTGTACCTCTGAAGGTTGATTTGTGCCTTGCAGATTTTACCTTCCAGACTTTTAATCATCTCCATGGACGAATGAACCAGCGTTTCATAATCCTGATCGAACCTGTCAATGAACCGCTGAACACGTTCAATCTGTTCCGGCTGATGACTGTGCTGGATGTACTTGATCAACTTCTTTGTCCGGGTGATACCTCTGCCTTTACCAAGCAGAAAGTGTTCCAGACGAACATACATTGTCCCACCACAACCACTGCCCACAGATGGCCCCCATGTGATATTGATGTTGTCCTGGTCATTATCTGCCAGAATTGACATCACTTCTTCTGCTTTCATGTTTTCATCCTTTCCGGCTATACCTTCATGCCGAAGGATTCAAGCCTTTTTTTCGCTTCCGTGATATACCATGCACGGTCAAGTTTATCCGGCACACCCACGCTGTCCACAGAATCATTCCAGATGAAGCAGTGGTCAGGGGTTCCACCGAACTTTTCGCCCTTGCCACGGCTTCCACCAAACTTCATCAGTCTGCCATCCGTGGACGCTCTGGATGCAAAGACCCTGTAAGACTTGTAGGTGAACCGTTCACTGTCCGGGTACGTCCAGACCTCTGTGACCGATCCGTCCCGGTGTCTGGTGGACTTGATGACTTGTCCCTGTCCACATTCATGTTCCACCCACTTGTATTTGCTGGACAGCTTCACGATCTTCTGGAACATGATCAGGTCATCACACTGGTTGATGGTCTGTTCCACCGGAACACCCTTGACCATGAAGTCCACCAGTGCCTTGTTCAGAATGGGAAGGTCATTGTCCACCTTGGACAGTTCTTTCAGGTATGCACCGATCCGCTCAACACCACCATCCATGTCAACCCACAGATAGTTGTTGACATCCTTCTGGTAGATCTCACTGATATTGTCCAGGGCAAGCAGGATTTCACACTTGGCAGTGCTGCACCGGCTTTCCCATTCATAGCAGATGTCATCCACCATCTGGAACGCTTCATCCGTGTCCGGGATCCAGATGATCAGACCATCCGTGTTTGACTGGATCAGCTGGAACCCAGGGATGACTTCCAAGTGTTCAATCAGATCCAGCAGCATCAGCTGACCATTGACACACATGATATTGTTGTTCCGTGGGTCATACGCCGGGTTGGTCTTGTCCTTCATAGCACCGGACAGGGCATTCAGCATCTTTTTATATGGCAGCTGTTGCTTTTTATATTCCTTGGCAAGTTTCTTGTCACCAGCCTTGGCTGCTGCCTGTTGCTTCAGCTTTAACTGCTTTCGGGTCATATAAACCTTTGTGTAGTTGTCATTGGATGCAGACCTTGTGACCAGATCCCAGGCAATCAGCATAGACGGATAATAGTTGTTCACGTCAACATGAAGGATCTGCCCCTTCTGGTGTACCGGTTCCACAGGCGCACCATGCAGACCACCAAAACCAAAGGTGTGGGGAACCCCTGCAACCACGGTTTCCAGTGACCTGGAATAAAAGAACTTTGACCACCAATACAGGTCATGAACGTCATACTTGAACCGTTCACCCGGCTTGGTCTTAGGGTCATTGAACTTCTGCTGCATTTCCCTGGTGCAGTCCCTGACAGCGGATGCAAACCAGTCCATGACGTACTTGTATTTCTTGATCTTCAGGCACGGCAGGAAGTAATAGGCAAATTCATCATCCCAGTCATGTTTGCTGCACCCCAGCACCTTTGCAGTGATCCGGGCTGAAGAATCCCCGATGTTGGACAGGCTCACCATGTCCGGGAATGCCCGGATGATGCCATACATTGCATTGAAGTCATCAATCTTTTCCAGGAACACCTTGATGGTTTCTTCAACATCGTGTGTGCAATAGAACACCGTCTGCTGAAGTTCTTCCTGGGTCAGCTTGCGGTCAATGTTGAAGTCCACTTCCGTTTCCTTGATGTTGGAGCCAAGGAACCCTTCCAGGGTTTTCAAACCAATAGGTGGGTTGGGCATGACATCATAATTGATCATGGGGATCTGGTTGAATGCGTTGCTGAACTGCCAGCCCTCACCACCCTGAACAATGATATAGTCATTGATCTTCTTGGGATCCATGCTCAACAGGATGCCCTTCATGATGTACTGGTCATAGTGCTTGTTGTTAAACCCACACCAGACTTCATTCCTGTTGGCTTCATATAAGGCTTTCAGCTTATCAGGGTTATTGATGACCACATGTGTCTTTTTCTGGGTCATGTCAATGAACACAGCAAGCCAGTCTTGGGCGAACACCTCAAAGTCATAGAAGATCATTCAGTTCACCGTCCTTTCTGTTCATTCTAAAAAAAACAGCGGTCAGACAGCTTGACCATCTGACCGCTGCCTATTTATTTCTTAGATGTCGTAGACCTCATTGATGCTGACCGGATTGAAGTCAGATGCCTTGTAGGTGACATCCAGTTCAACCTTGCCCTGAATCTCCTGGAAGATGTCCAGAACCAGTTCCGCAAAGTCGGAATAGTTCACGAACTCAGGGATCAGATCCGTTCCCAGCTTGTCCAGCCAGGTGATGACCGACTTGATAGCCTTGCCGTCATTCCAGCTTTCGCTGACACGGTTGCCGGAAATGACACGGTTGAAGAAGATCTTGCGCCCCTTCTGGTTGGACTTGCTGCCATCGCTGTTTTCCTTGATCGACATCTGGACAGCAAACATCAGCTTGTCACCTGCCTTGGTAGTCTTGACTTCCATCTTGTCCACGCTGACGATGTAGTCACCATTGGGCACATCCTCATATTCCTTTGCGTTCTTCACATCATCCTGAAGATTGGGATCCATCTTTGCATCAAATGCGCTAAAATCAACAGCCATAGTTATTCACCTATTATCCTTTCAAAATTGTTTATCAGTTGCAGGTTCTGCGGACTCTGCGGGTTCTGCCATCAGCAGCCGGTGCAGGTGCTTCAGACTGGTTCATCGCCGGTGCTTCCGGCTGTGCGGTGGGTTCTGCGGTTGCAGGTGCTGCGCCGGTGCGCTCTCTGCGGGTACGGCGGGGAACCTTGTCCAACTGGGGTGCAGGTACGCTGTCCATAGCCTGAACAGCTTCATCCCAAGGAACATCATCATGATCACCAGCAACGGCATTTACGGCTTCCTGCTGCTTCTCCATGTACTCTGCAACCTTCTTGTCATTCTCTGCCTGAACTTCATCATGGGTCTTGCGTTTCCCATCAGAAGGGCAGCCACTTGCAGTCAAGGAAGTGTTCACACTCTGAGCATGGGAAGGAAGTGGGCTTTCCACACCCCCATCCTGATGGGGATCCGTAAAAGTTTCACCACCAGCCTTTTCAGCCGGTGCTTCCTGCTTCTGTGCAGAACGTGCGGTTCTGGCACGTCTGCCGGTGCTGCTGTCAGGCTTCTGGACATTGGCAGACACTGCCGTGTCCTGTGCAGCCATTTCAGCGTCAGACTTGAAGCTGCCGATCTCGTAGTAGTTGCGGATCTTGTCCACCACATACGCCAGATCATTGTCAATGGCATAAGCCGGGAACATACCCATGGGGGACTTCACCGTGTCCTTACCGCTGTTCTGGGTGAAGAAGTAGTATTTGCCCTCACTTACGCCGGTACGAAGAACCACGGTGAACAGACCTTCAATGGTGATCTTCTCACGAAGCAACTTGCCGATCAGCTTCACGGTGGTCAAACCGGTGTCCAGGGTTTCCAAGTGTGTCATGTAGGCAACCACAACGTCTGCCGGAAGATCATTGCAGACCTGAATGATGTCAAAGTAGTTTGCACCGAAGTCATTGTATTTGTCCCAACCAGATTCTTTGATTCGGTTCATGTACGGAACAGCAAGGATATACTGGAAGTCATCCACCACCAGCAGCTTCTTCCCGGCTGCTGCCTGTTCCTTCATCCACCGGCAGATCTTCCGGGCATCCGTTTCACCGTCCAGCATGGTGAACTTGTTGGAACCCTTGAAGGGAAGCGGTTTGCCCACAGGATTGACCACAGCAGTGGTCTGGGGGTCACAGTTACGAAGGGAAGTGGACTTTCCGGTTCCACTCTCACCCATGATCAACA